CTCCAGAGAACCAGCTGGAGGGACAGAACCACTTATCCGTCTTTTGTTGTTTGGGATCCCGGATCCCAGGTAGGACAACCAGCTATCGCCAGTAACCGTGGAGGCTTTCTCACCACCGCAATCTCCCGATCCAACTCTTGTTACCTCGCCCCAGTGGGCTTGGTGGTTGGGTACGTTTCATGCGACAGATATGATAACTCCGAAGCGATTACCAACATTTACTGCGCTTGTCCACCTCGTGACACCCACCTGTCCTTGTTGCTCCAACCAAGAACGAACTGTACAAACCTACCCTCATATGACCTCATGTTAGCGTCATCGTTTCGGGCTGGTTCATCAGCACGTTCCTTCTCGGAACAAGCAACATAGTCAGTGCCACGGCGTTGCACGAATCTCACAACCATGCGTCTCCTAAAAGTCATATAAGACACAGGTTGTAACCCGTAAGTGTTAGTCTTTCCATACTGCAGAAAAGAGTGGAAAGAGCCCTCAACAAATGGCTCAACTCCGTAGTGTAGGAAATGTTCTTCCCTGATTCCCCACCCTCTCATCTCCACATCCAATGACTCCTTGAGGCTTCTCGCCCTAGGGTCATCCTCACCAACTAACACCTCATCGTACCAATTCTCCATGATCTCATTCTTGATTCTCGTGAATTCTTCAGTGAATCCCGCACGCAACTTTGAACTTGAGCAACCCATAAACGTCCCCTGCTCCCGGGCTCGTAAGAGCCCAGCAACGCGGAGGCGATCCTCGATGGAAATTTTCGAGGATCTCATCCCCACACCACCAAGGTATGAGGGAATGAACCAACCAGGGTATCTCTCGAGTGTCTTCTTATGACACGAGATGAACTCACTGGTGGGGTCATAGGGGCAAGTCTCAAATAGCTCGCACTGCAGCTTTCCGAGGCCACAGGCATCACTGTAAGATTTCAGAGCAATCTCTTCCTTATCCTTGCGCCATGACTCGTTCCACAGATGTTCAATACGTGGAGCACGGACCTGGGAGAAATCCCCCATTTTGGTCCTGTACCACAACATACTGTTGATCGTGAACGCCTCGTTATGGTAATGGTTCTTCCCCGGTGAAGGGGTAAAGCCAACCAAGGATATCGCACGTTTCCAGATTTCACGTTTGAGATCACACTCATAATTCTCTCCGAAGAGGCAGTCATCACCGTTCACAAGGAGTGGCAGAGAGCCATCCAAGATTTGGACAGGTGAACGATAGACCTTCATCGGGGCATCACCAACACACCCACCCTCAATCCATTGACCGAGAGCAGATGCGTACACTTGCTTGTAGTAGTAGAGGTGTGCCGATAAATTGAGAATACAGAGCACGGGAAATGAGACGTGTGAACCCATAAGCTGACCAATCTCCTGTTGTCGAACGAACTCCTCCCCTCCAATCTTATAATGAATATCATGAGAAAGGAGAGTAGCAAGAACAAGCTGAACTTGCTCCTCACTGAGAATGAACTTCTCAGCGATTGAACGAACGACATAGGCCGACAGCTCCTTACAGAGGCCATCGGTCGCGGCAGAATAGTCAACAGACCCAAAGTACTTATAACCCTTGAACACCTCAAAACTTTTCTCATCCAGAGTACCCTTGAGGGTACGGAAGATGGGCGACCTCTTCATCACTGAAGTGATTGCCTTCTGGAAGCGAGAAGCAAAGTAGTATTCTTGGGCGGG